TGCAGGCATACCGGATTCCATCAATGGCATGATTAAACCTATCCACAGGCACATTCAGCGGTTTCCCGGAAGCATCCTCCTTCCACTTATAATTCTTCAACTCCCTGATAAGGTTGACTGATCTTTTTGTAATCCGCATAGGGTACCTTTTCAATATGTCAATCCCTGCCAAAATTGAATCCGGACCCTTGAAAGTTGGCTTGATGTTGAATCCTTCCTGTCGGATCTCATAAATGCACTTGGGCTGGTTGTCTGCAATAATTTCATCGGCCTTTGTGATGCCTAACTGGTTCATCCATTTGCAGATATCAGGATTGGTAAGCCCCCGGGAGTATATCAATTCATCAATAAATAGTTCCCCTCCGCTCATTCCTACCTTGACCAGTGCAGTAGGATCATTGGAAAATCCAAAATCCATCCCGAAGGTGATCCACTTGCAATTTTCTGGCCAGACATCGACAATCTGCCAGTTTGTGAATACCAGACCGGTGATCTGGCCTATTTCTCCAAGACCATAGATTCTCCAATAATTCTCATCAACGTTTTTCAGGTTCTCTATTTCCGTGACCATCTCCGGTGGCAGAAATTGCGCATTGTCCAGGTAGGTAGAATGGATGAAGGTGCAATCCTTACGGGGAATAACTACATCATAAATCCAATGTTCATCCATTGACGGGTTGAAGTCCAGAAAGATTTGCTTTTCAGTACGCAGGGAAAGTTGTACCCAGTCTTCCAGGGTTAGTTCATTGGCTTCATTTATAAAAAGGTATGCACGTTTAGCCCCTCTTTTCTTCTGTGGCTGGTCCAGGCTCATGAACTCAAACAGATTCCCGTTCAGGGTGTAGGTGTTCTCGGTTTTATTATGGTGTCGTTCATCATATAGGTCCGCCATCCGCAGGATCTCAAAGAAATCCCTCATTGCCGATGCTTTTAACGCCGGCATACTCCGCCTGACGATGGAGAAAACCATATCGGTACCTTCAAAGGCCTTTACCAGGATGAGTAATTGCAGGATGGAAAAGGTTTTTCCTGATCTGCTGCCTCCCTGGTTGACGACTATCTTGGTATTGGCCTCATAATTTTTCCGGAATACTGCGGAAACCCTGACTGTCTTCTCCAATGGGTAGGTTTTTAAGGTTTACTTCCGGAATCATGGCTGTCTGGATAACTTCAAATGTGATCTTGGTGAGCTTGTCCTCCGGTGGAACTATGTCCAGGTTCATCCGTTGTAATTTTGGCCTTATATACTCCTGAAGGGTAGACCAAAGTTCTATTCTTTCCTTGGCTTTAAGTTTCTGCACATCTTCTTCCAGGGTATCATCCAACATTTCAAGTACCCATTCAACCCGTTCTTTTTGCTCAGCGGTGATCTTGTTTGCTGCTCCCTTTGGCCTTCCACTATTTCCCGGTTTAAATTGCCAGTCTTTCAATTTTTTTTCTTCCATTTTGGCGTTGTTTGACGTTTTATACGATAACGTATTTAAATATATCCATGTGTTTGCTCTGGTTACTTCTTGTAAACCAGCTTCTCAATAGTGCTCACCGATACCCCGTAATTTACACTCAACTCATTTTTAATATTGGCATAGGTTCGTCCTCCTTTTTCCAGGGTATTGCCTTGTCTGGCAAACTCAAAATATAGCTCCTTCACAAGCCATTTCTTTGCCTGGCTCACTGGGAGCAATCCCCTTACCACCAGATGTTCAACTTCAATTCCACAGCGCTCTCTGAGGTCAATAACCACTTTTTCAGTTTCAGGATTCATATAGCCATTTCTTACAAAATTACGAAACAAATGATAATATAATAAGCTATCATATAAGAAATTGCCATTGTTTACTAAACTATTACTTTAAGTAATATTATTTTTGTAGGGTTTAATTTCTCGCACCCTATGAAATCATTCTCAACGCCTCCCATAGCCTTTACTGCCAAAAATATTGATGAGCATACTGGGATACTTCAAAAGGTCATTGTTGCCCAGGTTGGAAAGGTTAAGTCTTACTTTGAGGAGATTGACGCCGAAACCCTGGCACAAATAGTAAGCTTGGGGAATGAAAAGGAAAACGGGGTAAAAGCCAGGTTTGGTCATCCCAATATGTGCAGCTCTGCTTTTGGCACTTACATCGGAAGGTTCAAGAATTTTCAGTTGGATGGCTCCCAGGTTACCGGTGACTTGCACCTGGACCCTGTATGCAAAACTGCACCTGCAGGGAATCTCTATAATTATATCCTGACCATGGCCAAGAACAACCCTGATATGTTTGGGGCTTCCATGGCTTTTATCCCGGCGGAGCCAGCCATAGGGGAGGGGGAATATCCCTTGACCCGCATCCAGGAGCTTTTAGCTACTGACCTGGTTGATGATCCTGCTGCCACCGATTCCTTATTTGCCCGGGATTCTTTCTCATACCAGGCTACACAGTTTCTGAATGAAAACCCGGCGGTAGCTTATTTCATTGCCCGCAAACCTGAATCCATTGTTGAATTTATGCTCAAATACTTCTCAAATAATGATATTATGAAAAAGGAAATTTTTTCAAGGCTTAAAAACCTTTTTAACCCTGCTCCGGCAGGGGTTGACGATTCCACGGTCCAGAATTTCAATCAAGCCCTGGAGCAGCTTGAAACTGAATACAAGGGGCAAATATCTGTCCTGGAAGCCGATCACCTAAAGCAGGTCAATGATTACCAGCAGCAGCTTGCCGCCTCCGTTGAGCAGGCAGCCCAGTTCCAGCAACAGCTTTCGGGTTTGAATGACCAGATTGCCAGTCTGCAGGATCAGCTTAAAGCTTCTCCCACCGTTGTTGACGCTTCTGATCCCCAGGTCAAGGTTGGTCACTCCGAGGAAAACTACGGCAAGAAACTGTTAAAGGATATGCCGGCTCATTTTAAAGACAAAATCAAAAAATCTTAAATCCATCTCGCCATGTCAAACATTTTTTCACACGCAATCAGTCCTGCTTTCACCAAGCAGTCCATCCATGAATATTTCGTAAACCCGTTTTTCATGGGTGAGGATATCCGGGGAGCCATCACCGTTAGGTCCGATATCAAAGGAACAGAACTTTTGAATAGGATCTCCCGGCCTTCCTTCATTACTAAGCCTAAATCCTCCCCTGGTTTCACCCCGACTGGAACTTTTGCCTTGTCTACCCAGTCTATTACCGTGGCGCCTATGGCCATGGAGTTTGAACAGAATGCCAGGGCCTTCTGGGGGTCAATCGTGGCACAGTTGCTTGCCACCGGCTACAAGGAGGATGATATTGAACAGATGAAGGAACCCGATATCTGGAACAAAATCATGCTTCCCATCATAGCCCAGGCTGGTCAGCAAGACCTCATCCGTCAAATGTTCTTCGGCAATACCGTCCAGGAAACCTTAACCTCTGGCATTCCAAATGGAACAGTTGATACAAATTTCTCTGGCTACACCGGTTTTATGACCCATTTCATCAATGATGTTGCCGCTGGAACCATCCCATCAGCTCAGCATGTGGTGGTTGCCTCGGCTACTGCTGCTGTCAAGGCTGAAAAAATCCTTACTTATACTGCGGGAACAGATACTTTTCTGGTGCTCACCATCAATGGTACCGCTTATTCCCAGGCTTATGCTTCCAATGCCACCGTCACATGCAATAACTGGCTGACTTCGCATAAAGCCACCGTCGAAGCCCGTGGAGGCGCTTTTAGTGGTGTTGTTGTAACCAACCCATCCGCAGGAGCTATCAAGGTTGTAAGCAAGTTCAAAGGTCAGGATTTCACCTTTACAGGCGCAGTTACCGGCAATGGTTCTGTAGCAGCATCAGGAGTTGTTGCCGCCACCAAGCAGGGTGCATTGGCAGCCAATGAAGCAGATGGTGCATTGGAGGATATGATTGATGCAGCCCGTCCTGAAATGTTTGAATTTCCACTGGTGTTCATGGTTACTCGCTCCATGTGGAGGAATTTGGTGCATACCATCAAAGGCAAAACTGGGGATCTACCGCTGACCATGATGCTTAATGGCATGCCAGTTCCTTCCTATGAAGGTTATCCGGTTCTTGTTCGTCCTGACTGGGATACCTGGATTGCCACCTATCAAAATGGGGTACAGCCTCACCGGGCATTATTTACCACCCAACAGAATTTGATATTTGGTACCGATGGTTTGATGGATACCAATGATGTCGAATCCTGGTACAACCCCGATCTGCAAATGCGCCGGTACAGGGTGCAGTATAAAGCTGCAACTGCTTATCTGCATTCGGAACTCTTGATGCTGGCTGGTTTCGGAGACTAACATTATCCTGGTAATTATAACTATGTGCAAACTTCGTTTTAAAGGTTTTTTCCAATGCATAAAAAGCAAATTCAGACAACCCGATTTTTCGAGTTTAATTATAGTCCTGTTCTGGATTTGTTCGATACTGATGTTATCCTGGATCGTGCTAATGCTCAGGTTTACGTTCCTTTTGGAGATGACAACGCCCTCCCTCGCCAGTTAATCAAATTGGCCAGGGAGGTTCCTGTTCACCGGGCCATCCTGAACTCGAAAACCAATTATATCCTGGGTCAGGGGGTGCAATCTTATGATCCTGCTACTGCTGCTTTCCTAAATATGCCTAATAACCGGAAGGAGCTTTTTTCCTATACTCTCAAAAAACTCTGCTTTGACTACCTCACCTTCGGCAACTGCTATTATGAACTGGTCACCAATCGGAAAAGATCATTTGTATTTGTTTACCATCAGGACGCAACCCGTGTAAGAATTTCTACCGACGGCAAGTGTGCCCTCATTCATCCCAACTGGGAACTTTTCAAGGGCAGGGGAGATAAGGATTTGAAAACCATCAGCCTGTTTCCTGCTTTTTCAAAAGGTGAAGATGGTCTCCTTCATGCAATTGTGCAAATCCGTGACTATGAACCGGAGTTCGTTTTTTATGGTATCCCGGCTTACTTTGCCGGCATCCGTAATGTCATTATTTCAGGGCTAACAAACATTTGGAATCAAACACGCCTTGAATCTTCCTTTGCTACACCGGGTATGCTGGTCATACCT